GTACGTTGCTTGCTTGTGCTCATTCTTTCACCTTCATGTTGTTTAGTGTCATTCGTAGTGTGGTGTATGTGCATTTTACTGTCAACAAAAAAGCACATAAAGTTAACATTCTAGTGTTTTAATGTTTTTGAAAGGTGTCCACCGTGTGCAATTCACGCTCACTACACGACAAGTTTAGTAAACCGTTTCGCTGCAATTACGTGTAAATTTTGAGATAAATTAGCAATAGATTGTGCATAGTTTGTGCATTATTTTAGTTCACACTATGGCAATTAATGGTTCTGTCTTGGTGCAAGGTAACGGCTTATCTTGTGCGCAGTATGTGCATCCTGGGCTCCCGTCTGTTTCGACTTTTAGGAAGATATTCGCCTTAAACTTGTTTTTGCTGACGGTGTCAGCGGCCTTGCTGACACCTCTGCTGCCACTCCAACCTTATGATTTTATTAAGGAATTGCGTGTTTAAAGAGGCTTGTCAGCAGTGTCAGCGGGGATTTATAGCCCTATACAGAGAAATGCAGGTATACGCGGGAATATATAGCGCACACATATATACACTACCTTAAACGCTGCTGACACTGCTGACACTCTACTACTACTACTACTAAGTGATTGAAAGTTATATATATATAGAGAGCTTTAGGCGTCAGCAAACACCGTCAGCAGAGTGTCAGCAAGCGCTGACAACGGTGAAGAGAAGAATTAAATACAAAAATCCAATAATAATGTTATAATTATTTTAAATACTTCAGAGGATTTTAAGATGTTCAGGCCAGGCACCAGCGTTCAGGCGGTTTACGATTTCCTTTCAACTCTAGAAGTTGGGCAAAAAAAAGTTTTTGATGTGAAAGACGCGGCTAGACCGCATATGACTTTATTCGATTCTTCAGCCAGGCCAGCAATAAGTCAGATAGCAAGAATTACAGGAAAGAAATTTAAGACAAACGTTGGGCCAAACGTAGACGGGTTTCCAAGAATGCACGTAACAAGAATCTCATAAAAACCCCTTGCACCCACCCCCATTTGTGTTATTATTAAACCATCAAAGCAGACCACAAAAAAAGGAAATTAACATGAGCAAGTACGCAGCAGCCGAATCAATCAAAGCTCAGATAGCCAAGCTAGAAACCCTTTTCGACAAAATGGTCGATGGCGTGATCGAAGCAACAGACGCGCAACAGCAAACAGTAATCGACCGGCTGGATACGCTTGGCGAAATGTTGAGCAACGAGCTGGCAGGCATACCGACTCAGTGGGGCGTTGCTTGAGTAACATCACCTGGGGCGTTTGCCGCGCCCCTGACGGCTCACCGCTTCGCACGGTGTTTTGCTTAGATTGCCGTGAAGTGTTCGGGCGATACTTAACTGGGATAGATCATATGGACGTATTGGACCAAGCGCAGTCGACACATAGCTGCCCAGGCTGCAACCGTAAACTGCCACTGCATCTGAATATACACGTGGCCGAGCTGGAATATATTTTATGCACCCGGCCAACACTGGAGCTTGAGCCGAAGAGCACGGAAACATGGTACCGGCCGGATAAGAAGATCAAGACTGACGTGCCGTTCACTTGCGCGGGCGGCTCAGTGGTCGCAGGACAACGCACATCAAACGAACACCGCATAACCATGGCAACCCTACCGCCATAAACGAAACGCCCTTGTAGGCGATCACAGGAGCCACCATGAAAACCATTCCATATGATGTTACCCGCTGCGCAGCAAGAATGGATTTCGACCCTGACGGCAAGTGGTGTGAGCACAGAAACACGTGCCAGCGATTTATGGCGTGGTCAGAATGGGACGCGGCTGCTGGTATACCGCATTATCGGGGTATAGCCGTTGTGATGGGGCGTGAGGATTGCGGTATCAAAATCGAGACTTTGGAGATAACAGGATGAGCATTCCAGATTGGACAGAGGCAAACGACAAAGCAACACACTACGATTGCAACGCGGATGTTTTCTGCAACTATGATGGTTGGTGGAGTTGCAAGGGGAAGTATTACCTTATTACTCACTTTGACTGGGGTAGTAGTCGCTACACGCCGCGGCCTGTGAGTGCCGAGGGAAACCCCCCTATGGACGACAACTGCCCCGCCGCTCGCATTGGTGAGATTGGCAACCAGGTGCACAACCTCGGCTGCGATTACCAGAACGACGAGGATCTTTCGGATGAACTGGGGCAAGTGGCCGTGACGTTGTGGGATATCGCCAAGAAAGCTGCGATCCGCCCTGTAGAAGCATGGCAGCCGGAAGTGGGCGAGGTGTGCGAATGCGACTGGGCAGGCACAGGATGTTTTTCAGCGGCGATTGTAAAGTACGCTGGCAGCAGCATTATTATTGTTAGCTGTGGAGGGTCTGAGCTAATGTTTCGTTGAGGACGCTGCCGAGCAACTTCGGCCAGTCCGCACCGGGCCCAGACCGAGCGCGAAGAGCTAATATTAGACATTAAAAAGGACCTGGAATTGCTGGGCATTAATGACGTACATGAAATTTTAGGTATTTCGCTTTTTAACAAAGGCTACCGGATGGAGCGTTAATGATGTTACAATAACCCAACACGGCCCCGTCCTCTTTGCTTGCATACGTTGGGGTTATCACTACACCGATTAAGGTCTTGGAAGCATATGCTGGTCATGCTGGCAGTCGTTTTAGGCTGCGACGGGGAGGCCTGCCCGTGATCTCTGGTTCGATTCCAGGCAGGGCCTTATTCAGTGTGGTGAATGTAAAGGGAGGCTAATAACCGTACCGACAGGGCCTTGTTGTCGATCTGATATACCCGTACAGGGCCACCACACTACTATTCGCGCCGCTGGCATGCCGGTTAATGTATGCTATCTGCTGAAGACCTTGGCTACCCTCGGGTAGTCTTTTTTTTATGGGCGATTTTAGTGTTATAGTAACCTTATGGAAAAACGACCTGTAGGTAGACCAAGAACCACCGTCGAAGACCTTCCGCCAGATTGGAAGCAGATTATTATGGACTGCGGACAGGGAGGGCGGCAGCGCTGTTGAAATGCGATGCCTGCTTGCCTTGGGCGAGTCGGCATGGGGCACCTTGCTAGAAGACTCGGCAGAATTTCGACGAACCGTAAAAAGCGGGCAAGACCTATGCCAAGTTTGGTGGGAGCGCCAAGGCCGCAAGATGACAACAGGCGCGGACGGCAACGCAACAGTCTGGATCTTCAACATGAAGAACAGGTTTAGCTGGCATGACAAGCAGCAGGTAGACCACACAAGCTCAGACGCAAGCATGACCCCCAAAGACCACGGAGCCGCCGTTCTAGCCGCATTGCGTGCCAAGCATGACCCCAAGTGATGTAGCAGAGAACAGGACCGACCTACTAACTTTTATTCGAACAATGTTCCAGGCGCGCAAGGGCACAGACATAAAGCGAAACTGGCACCAAGATGCAATATGCAATGCCCTTGAGCGCGTCGTTATTGGTGACTGTAAGCGGTTAATTATTAACGTCCCACCGCGATCAGGAAAGACAGAGCTGGCGGTAATCAACTTCATTGCCTGGTGCATGGGCAACTTCCCAGACTCCGAGTTCATACATGCCAGCTATTCAAAGCGCCTAGCCACGGCCAACGCTTACGCCGTTCGAGCTATCATGCAGCATGAGAGGTATCTGGAGGTATTCGGGCACACGTCAATGTCTGGCGATTCACGCGCCAAGGATGAGTTTAGAACGGCGCAAGGCGGCATCGTCTACGCTACCGGCGCGGAAGGAACAATTACGGGCTATGGCGCGGGCAAGATGCGTGCCGACTTTGGCGGGGCGATTATCATTGATGACCCTCACAAGGCTGGTGAAGCCAACAGCCCAACGATGCGGCAGAACGTGCTGGACTGGTTTGCCACCACAATGGAAAGCCGCAAGAACAGCCGTGACACTGCCATCATCGTCATAATGCAGCGGTTGCACGAGTCAGACCTTAGTGGCTGGCTACTTGACGGCGGCAACGGCGAGGACTGGGAGCACCTAAACATTCCAGCGCTTACCGAAGATGAGAAGTCATTCTGGCCTGAGCAGTTCGGGCTAGACACGCTGCACCGCATACGCGACACCAACGGTTACGTGTTTGCCGGTCAATATCTACAGCGACCAGCCCCAATAGGCGGCGGCATATTCAAAGATGAGTGGTGGCAGTATTATAAAGTCCCTGCCCAAAATCAAATACCGTGCCATCTACGCAGACACCGCACAGAAGACCAAAGAACAGAACGACTACAGCGTGTTCCAGTGCTGGGGCATGGGCGAAGACGGGCGCATATACCTGATCGACATGGTGCGCGGCAAGTGGCAAGCACCGGAGCTGCTAGTAATTGCCAAGGCGTTTTGGGATAAGCACAAAGCAGAGCCGCGCATTATGGGTACGCTCAGGCAGTTTAAGGTAGAAGACAAGGCAAGCGGAACCGGCTTGATTCAGCAGCTAAAGCAGAAGAAGGTTCCAGTCGTCGGAATACCCCGAAGCATAGACAAGGTGTCTAGGGCTATGGATGCTGCACCCCATGTTCAGGCGGGCAACGTAGTATTGCCAGAAGACTCAGAGTGGTTGTCTGATATACTAAACGAAGCAACAAGTTTTCCGAATGCTTCGCACGATGATACACTTGACCCGATGATGGACGCCGTATCTGATATGCTAATCGAAAAACAGCGGCCAAGTTACGCCGATCTACTATAGGACATAACATGCCCAGCTTCCCCCGCAGATTTTCAGACGGCATTACCAGCCTCACAAACAAGCTGGCCAACCGGCGCAACGTGCACAACAACAACCGCATGACCAGCACGCGGGTGGACTTTGAAGAGCTGCGTGCGATCTACAAGACCGGCGTAGGCAGCAAGATCATCCGTATCAAGTCTGGTATCGCTTTGAACGATACGCTGCAATTTGATAGCACAAACGACAAAGAATATTACGAAACTCGTTTGCAGCAGCACGTTAAAAACGCGTGCAAATTCATGCTGTCATTCGGTCGCGGGCTAATCGTCATTCAAGAGCCTGGCGCGGATCTTAGCCAGCCATTGCCAGCAATCAACGACTGGTCGCGGGTCAATTACCAAGTGTTCAGCGGTGACATGGTGTTCGTCCAAAGCATCGAGTACAACCTGGCCAGCCCTAACTATTACAAGCCGCAAGCCTACAGCGTGCGCGGGTTTACGATTCACCCAAGCCGCGTTGTTGATATGACTTACGTTCAGCCGGTTGAGTTTGACGCGCCCGAATACTTCTTCGGCGGCATATCTGAGTTTGAGCTAATCCGCAACGAGCTGGTGTCAGATCAGATTGTTCAGCGTGCTGTGCCTGCCATTCTTGAAAGTCATCGACGCTGTTCTACAAAGTGGACGGGTTCAAGGAGCTACTGGCAGACCGCAAGTCTACTGAGCTAGTGGAGTATTTTCACTAACTGGAAAACCTACGCTCGATCTATGGCGCGGGCATCGTGGACAAAGAAGACGAGATCGAAACCCACACCCAGGCACTAAGCAACTTGGCAGAGTCGGACATGATTACCTTGCGCCGGTTGGCTATGGTGACGGGTCTGTCATTGTCTACTCTAGTAGGTGAGCCGCCCAAAG